GCCGAAAACTCACAAATGTCACAGATAAATTATACAATCCAGCAGGAACATTGTTTGGAAGAATTTTTAACTAATGGAGATATATTATGGCTCTGCCAAAAATTGATACACCAACTTATGAAACAAAATTAATCTCAACCGGAAAAACGGTCAAATACAGACCGTTTTTGGTAAAAGAACAAAAACTCTTTTTGATGGCTTCACAATCAGAAGATGCGAAAGAGGTTGTCAACACCATCAAACAAGTTCTCAATAATTGCATTTTAACAAATGCAGTTAAAGTCGATGAACTACCAGTCTTTGATTTGGAACATTTGTTTTTACAAATTCGTGCCAGATCGGTTGGTGAAGTTGTAAATTTACGTTACACATGTAACAATGATGTTCTTGATGAAAATAAAGAAACAAAAAAATGTGGTGGTTTAGTTAAAGTTGATTTAAATTTACTTGAAATTACACCAACAAAAACTCCCAATCATTCTAATAAAATAGAACTTTCACCAAAGTTGGGCATCGTTATGAAATATCCCAATTTTGACATTGTTCAGAAACTTAACATTCAAAGTGAAGCAGATTTGCTAGACCTTGTGATTTCTTGTATTGATTACATTTACGATGAGGAACAGTTATATTATGCTAACAAAACATCAAAAGAAGAGTTGGAAGAATTTATTGAAAATCTACAACAATCTGATTTAGAAAAAATACAAACATTTTTCCAAACAATGCCAAAACTTTCTAAAAAGTTTGACTTCAAATGTCCAAAGTGTGGTTATTCAGAAGAAATTAATGTAGAGGGAATTCAAAATTTTTTCGGATAGGTCTTTCTCACGACAGTTTAGGTAACTACTATCAAACCAACTTTTCTTTGATGCAACACCACAAATATAGTTTGACTGAATTGGATAATATGTTACCATGGGAAAGACAATTATATGTTGAAATGTTGGTTAACTTTTTAGAAGAAGAAAAAGAAAGAATAAAAGCTCAACAAAAAACAAGGGCGAAGTAAATGGCAACAAAAAAATCTAGACTAGCAGAAATTTACAAAGCAGAGAAAGCTCGTGGTGGCGGCATTGCATCAACTCTTGGAAAAAGAGCTTTAGAAAAGATAGACCCAAGACAATTCTTTAATCAAGAAGGTTTTCTTGCTGCTATTATGCCGTCTTTATTCAAGGCATACAAAGTTGACACCAAAATGCCTTCAGCCGGATCTTTGGCTCCAACTGCAGCGCCTGCTGTTCAAACTGCAGCAATGTCTGATTTTTCAAATGAATTACAAGTCATAAAAATTGATACAAAAATTAGTGCTAAAAATTCAATGGTGTTACCTGCTATGGCTCGTGACATGAATTTGATGAGACAAAATGTTGCTAAACTAGTAAAAATTCAAGGCGGCACACCGACAAACAAAGCAGACATGTTCTTTAAAAGAGCATCTGAGCGTGAATCCGAATACGAATCAAAGTTTAAAAAAGAAAGTAAAAAAACACCAACTACTGCGCCCACTCAAACGACAACAGGACAAACAACAGGCAAATCAGGTCTACTTGGCGGTCTTTTGGGTGGTTTAGGAAAAGGACTTGGAATTGCTTCAGTTGGTGTTGGTATCGCTGGATTTTTAACAGCACTTGGTGGCGCCGCTTTTGTTTTGAATCAAGTTGGCGGCGCTTCTGGTCTAAAAGACATGTTAGTTAATTTAGCAGAAGGACTAAGTGCGTTTTCTGGCCAAAGTTTAATTGCACTTGGTGCTTTGCTCGGTACAGGAATGTTATTTGGCTCCGTTACAGGCCTTAAAACAAAAGCAGGCGCAGCATTAGGTATCACTGCTATTGGTTTAGGTATTGGTGGTTTCTTAGCCGGTCTATCCGCCGGCGGCGCCCTTAGTGATATGATTGGTGGTTCCACTGGCGTAAGAGACATGTTAGTTAATTTAGCGGAAGGTTTAGGCGCATTTAATACGACAGGTATCGCAGCTCTTGGCGGATTGCTTGGTGCAGGTGCTTTGTTTGGCGTTGTTGGCTCTTTGGGTGGTGCAAAAGTTGCCGTTGGTGCAAACATAGGAATTGGCGCAATAGGTTTTGCCATTGGCGCATTCTTAACAGGTCTTTCTGCTGGCGGTGCCGGTGTAGAATTTTTTGGTGGTTCTTCTGGCATTAAAGACATTCTTGTAAACACAGCAGAAGGTCTAAGTGCATTTGGAAATGTCGATGCAACCAATTTATTAAAATTAGCTGGTGTTTTGCCATTGTTTGGCGCCGGAATGTTGGCATTTTTTGGAATGAAAGGACTGGGTTCTCTTGTAGACTCAATAGGACAAGGCCTAACAAAAGTTGTAGATTTTATTTTTGGTAGTAAAAATGAAAAATCTCCAATGACTAGATTGTCTGAAGAATTAAAACTTTTTGATAATATCAATGGAGAAAACTTATCGAAAGTTGGCCAAGGATTAAAAGACTTGGCTGCAGGTATGTCTGGTTTATCAAACCTCAGTAAATCAGACATTGAAAAAGCAACCGCAGCTGCAAGAGTAGCGTCTTCTGTAACACCAGGAACACCACAAGCTGCAACAACCACAACGCCAGCACCAGTCACTTCAAATGTTACTGAAGAAACTTTTAAAAGACTTGGAGTTACACCATCAACTGCTGGTGGAGGCAGAGGTTCGATCAATCCGCCAAATGTTTCACCAACTCCAGTGAGTGGCGTACTAGACCTTATTGCTTCTGGTGAAGCGATAAGCAAAGATCCATATAATTCTATGAATCAGGGAACTCCAGGTGGAAAAATTTCTGGTTCTGGTGTATCAGCCAATATTATTGGACAAAACCTTACAGACATGACCGTTGGTGAAATATTAAGTAGAGCGCCAAATGCAAGTGATAATGCTGAAGAAAGAAAACAAAAAGGCGCAGTATTTGCTGCAGGCCGTTATCAAATAATACCCAAAACATTACAAGGTTTAGTTGACCAAGGTGTTGTGAGTAAAGATGAAAAGTTTACACCAGAAGTTCAAGATAGATTAGCTCTGAAATTGGTCGAACAGTCTGGCGCAACGAAGTCAATTAATGAAGGTGACTTGGATAAAGCACAGTATCAATTAGCAAAAGTTTGGGCTTCATTGCCTGTTCCTGCTGGAATGACATTAAAAAGTGGAGAAGTTAGCACTGGTGTTGAATCATTTTATGGTGGCGCAAATAAAGCAAAAGAAGGTTTAACTTTAGCTTCCCTACAGTTACCATCTGCTACTGCTGCGCCAACTATGACGATGGCTTCAGCAAAGCCAACAACAGGCGCCACTATCACTGCCGCTACTACTGAAGTTGAAAAAGAAAGAATTCAATTGGCATCAGCACCAATTGTTGTTACTGCGCCTTCTGTGAACGTTCAACAATCTCAACCGAACAGAATGCCTCAGTCAATTAATCAACCAAGTGTCGTTGATTCTGAGTTTATGAAGCTGTTGGTTGGAAGAACAGTAACGATATAAAATAAAAACCCCGCCGAAGCGGGGTTTGTTTTAGCGTTCTTCTGCTAGTGACTTGAAGTAATCAAGATCATCTTCATCGCCTGTATTTGAAGTGTCAACATCTTCACTAATACGAGCAACAGTATCTTCAGCCTTAGAACGAATAGGTGCACCTTCAAAGCCGAGAACCTTGTCAAGGCGACCCTTCAATACATCATAAGACTTGAAGTTTTTAGCATCAGTAAACTCTTGGAGAGAATGTTCTTTCTTCCAGAGCGCTTCAAGTTTATCATCATCACCACCGAAGAGAGCCTCCGGCGAATCAAATTCAGACTTATCGTAGTTGCGATAGCCTTCAACATTACGAATCTTCAATTTGAAGTTAGCGCCTTCCCAGAAATCAAACGGGTTCATCGGCTTCTCATCTTCAAACTCAGGATTCATAGCCTCGCTGATTTTGTCGAAGATTTTCTTACCGAACTTGAACAGTTTAACTTGTCCTTCGTTTTCAGGATTCTTAGGATCAGAAACGATTAGAACGTTAGCAACATAGTTCAACTTGCGCTTTTGCTTACGAACAATTTCTTTGTTTGCTTCTACACCAGAGTTCCAAAGCATATTGTTGTGTTCACAGACAGGACACTTCTGATTAAGTGTAGTCAAGCAGTTATCAATCAACCAACCACCAGGTCCTTGGAAACCGTGAGAGAAAACACGAACCCAAGGAAGTGCATCATCACCATCAACAGCGGGTGCCGGCAAGAAACGAACAATCGCCATGCCATTACCAGACTTGTCTACTTGTGGTTGCCAGAAACGGGTGTCTTCTTTAGAACCTGACTCAGCAGGTTGATTGACGGCTTCGATAGCCTTAGTGAGTTTATCAAACGAACTTTTGTTACGCTTGAGATTAGCAAATGAAGTCATATATTTTCCTTTCGTATGACGGTATATTAACGGAGTGTAAACGGATTATCCACAAAAACATAATTTAGATGCTCTAGTTTGGATTCGAACCTTGTTCTAGTATTGTCTATCTGCGCTTCCCACAGTGCTGACCAGAGCATAATTATATTTAGTCGATTTGAAAAATAGATTTGAGGCGTTCAATAGTGTCTGCCGCATTTTCGTGAAGAATGCCAATGCCACCAGCACGATTGAAATCTTCAATTACATCGGGCGTGTCATCAATCAAAATTGTGTCTGGTGTTGCATAGTCTTTTTTCAACCGGCGACCAGGTACAATATTGCGCTTGTAATGAATTCCATGTGTAGTTAGCCAAACTCGCTTTTGCGCTTCAACCAAACTATGGTATTTTTCACCACCTGAAGATGATAGGATTTCAACTTCTACCAAATTTTTATCTTCAAGCATCCTCACAAATTGCAAAAGTTCTTCGGCACCAGGAAACATATCTAGTGAAGCAAAGTTTTTGCCTTCTACAAAAACGGTCCAATTGGGACTGAAGTTTTTGTTTCCTCGGGAATCTGCCGGAGATTCATTAAACAATTCGTGATAGCGCTTGTCAAAATCGGCCAAAACGCCATCCATATCAAGATATAGCTTTTTCATTTTCAGTAATCACTTTTTTCAGAATAGACTTGTATTTTACATCATCAAAAGACAGAAATGCGGCAAACTTTAGAACTTTCCTTCGGTAGTCTGGCCATCGAACTGTATCGGTAATCTTTCGTGACCACATCGGAAAGAATTTCAGAATCGAATTCAAAATGCACAATGTTTCAATTGAAATTTCTTTACGCAAAGCCATACGCAAAAGAACTGGATAGTCGCCATCGTCACTTTGCAACAAATCGTTTGGATTGTCGATACCGTCAAAGAGTTTTCGACAATCATTTTCAAAAGTGTACGAGAGACTTTGAATGACTTTCATACGCTCACGATAAACAGTTTCGGATTCTTCGGTCAACAAATCGCCGACCCACAAATTATCATTGTTCAACAAATTAGCAACAATGAAAAGAATCAACTCATCTTTGTTGCTAAGTCTGCGAGATAGTTTGTAGAAGTGATATTTGTCTTTACGATTTTCAAAAGAATCTACAGAGATTTTACTCTTGCCATTGTACTTGAAGAAATCATAACTGTCTGAATTGAAATGTAGCTTGAGTGCTTGAAAAATTCCAAATGCCTCATAACCAGTTATCATATTGGTAGTCGTGATGTTTTTATTTTCAACATGTTTTGCTCCATTGCTTGTGACTCAATTTTAGTTTTGAGTGACGAGTTGATCAATGAAGCAGCAACTTCTATTTCAAGTCCTGTTTCTTTGCAATATTCTATAATTGCTTCTAGATATGTGTAATCTGTGTTTGCTACCATGCTATCGATAGCAAAAGCAAACTTTTTCATTTCGTCCTTAGTTGGCATTGTACTCCTTCATTGGGCACTTTTCGTCCCAACAAGTGTGTCCTTCCATTCGAGCCTTTGAAATACCACAAACACTACACAATTCAGCTTGGTCTTGCACAGCACTAGTTCCATTCAAGCCTGCAACCAAATTATCAAAGACTTTTTCACCAATTTCATAATCAACATCAGAGTCTTCGA